ATCTGCGACGCGCAATGTATCGCGGATACCGGCTTCTTCGATCAGGATGCCGCCCGCAACCATGCCCGCGCCCGACGCGATTACCTGAAGGGCCTGAAAGCCACCGCCGATGCACAACGTAAGCTTTCTGCCAAGCAGTTGGGCGAGCTGATCTACAAGGGTGAAAAAACCCGCACCGAAGAACCAAAGCCAGTTCGACCAAAGGTGACCCGCATCGCGAGAGGCAATCTCGCGGTGAAGGAAGAAGCGGTCGCGGATGCAATCAGTCAGGAAGATTTCGAGCGCGGCTTTGCCCGTGCGCTTCGTGGGGACGAACCCACGGTAATCCAGTTCCCGCAAGGGATGCATGAGCCGGTAAGTAGTGAGTACGGTTCCAAAAAGAAGGGCGGGAGAAATCCCGCCCGATAGTCCAAACAATCAAGGAACCTCGTAAATGAAAGACGTGAATAACACAATAGGCAATCGTGCAGCCAATGTTTGGGAGCGCCCATTGACTGGCCCCGAACTGACTGCCAACCGCACCCAGCAGGATATTGATACATGGTGGGCGCTGATTGACCGGCTTTTGCCTGTGGTGACTGTCAACAAATGGAGCAAGATCGAAACCGCTCGCCGCATCAACATGCCGGAAAGCACATTCTCGGCATGGTTTTCGGGCCGCTACAATGGTCGGCTTGACGCGCAGAACAAGCTTGTCCAGCAATGGCTTGATGCGGTCAATGAGGCTGCGGAGCTTGATACGCTGCCGTCCTCCCCATCGTTTTTTCTGACCCGCACTGCGGCGGAGATCGAGGCCGCACTTAAATGGGCGCAGAAAGGGCCTGACCTCGTTATGGTCACGCAGCCTGCAGGCGTCGGCAAGACGATGACTTGCCGCCAATATCGCGCTACCCGCCCGCATGTCCACATGGTCACCATGTCACCACATACGCGCACCGTCCACGGCATGATGATCGACCTCGCCTCAGAACTTGAGGTGATGCAGCACAATCCGGCGAAGCTTACCCGCGCCATCGGCAACAGGCTGGCCCGCGCCGGTGCGCCAACCCTACTTATCGTGGACGAGGCGCAGAACCTCGTTAATGAAGCAATCGACCAGCTCCGACATTTTGTCGATGTTTACAACTGCGGCGTGGCGTTGATCGGCAATGATGAAATCCACAGCCGTTACACCAAACGGCAGGACATGCCGTCTGACGGCTCAAAGAACGCGCAACTTAGGAGCCGCATTGGCAAGCGACTGAACTATGCCAAGCCACACAAGGAAGATTTACTTGCCTTTATCGAAGCATGGGACGTGACCGACAAGCCTACCGTTGAGCTTCTGCTCGGCATCGGCATGAAGGGTGGCGCATTGCGCCAGATAGACAAA